CATGGGGATGTCTCTCATAGAGTATGCAAAAAGTAGTGGTCTGAACACCAAGCGCGGCACAATTATAGAGTTGTTCGCAATGTCAAACTCACTGCTTAACGCTATGACGTTTGAAACCGTCCAGGGCAGCGGGGTTGACTACGATCAGGAAGCAGCCCTACCTGGCGTTGAATTTCGCGGGATCAACGCGGAATACACCGCGAGCGCAGGTGTCATCAACCCGATGCACGATCCGCTCAAGATCGCAGGTGGCACGCTGGACGTTGATTCAGCACTGATTAAAATGTTCGGCAGCTCAGTCCGGGGAAAACACGAGGCCATGAAGGTCAAGGCCCTGTCCCTGAAAATCGCCCGTTTGATCATCAAGGGTGATTCACAGAGCGACCCGAAAGAGTTCGACGGGCTGCAGCGGCGGCTTGCCAATGACCAGTTGATTGCCGTTACCGCCAATGCCACCTATACCGTGGGCGCTCTCACCCTGGCCAAACTGGACGAAGCCATTGACAACACCGAGAACCCCACAGCGCTGATTATGAACGTCAAGACCAGACGCCTCCTGACCACTGCTTCTCGTACTGCCTCCATCGGCGGCTATGTCACCTATACTCAGGACAACTGGGGCCGCCAGGTTGCTCAGTACGCCGACCTTCCGATTTTGGACGCTGGCAAGGACAACACCAATACCGACATTATCCCCCTGACCGAAACCGCTGGCGATGACGGAGCAGACGCCACCAGCGTTTATGTTGTGAGCTTTGGTGACGGCATGGTGGAGGGTATCCAGAACGGTCCCATTGAGGTGAAAGACTTGGGCCTGACCGATTCAGGCGTGATTTATCGAACCCTCGTTGAGTGGCTGGTGGGCATGGCTCTTTATCATCCCAGGGCAGCTACCAGGCTTTGGAATATCAGCACCGCCACGGCAGTGACTGCCTAAGTTTTTGGCTTAATAGTAAAAACAAATAAGGAGATTGTAAAATGACCACATATTTAAAAGAAGATTTTCTGTACGATGCCGATTTGGTGCTTGAAGACAGCCTTGACAGTGCGGGGTCTGTTTCATCCATTGTTACATCACAGGCCGGGATAAACCTGGAAGTTGCCAAGATTGTAGACCTTGGGGACGGGGTTGTTGAGGGCGTCATGATTGTTGATATTGATGCCATTGACATTGACGAAGCCGATGAACTTTATGAGATAGAGCTTCAGGCTGCACAGTCTGCTACATTTGCCACTGCCGGTCTTGTTCGCAATCTTGCAATGCTTGAACTCGGTGCGGGTGAAGTGCTGACCAATGGCACAGCCACCACCGGTGATGAGGGTGCAGCGGGCGCCCGGTACGTTGTCCCATTTCGGAATGTTATCAACGGGACGGTTTATCGTTATGTGCGGTCTTATATTGAGATTGCTGGCACCGGCCCCGGGATTACCACGACTATCTGGCTTTCGATTAAACGCAAATAAACCAGCGGGTCACGAGCCTGTAGGAGGATTGAACCATGGCCACAGATTCAGGAATTGTTATAATTTACGACATGGAAAACGAAGGGGCTCCGCTTACCTGTCACCGGATAGACGCAAAGGAGTTCCTCACATTTCCCAGGTGGGCAGCTTCCCCGGACGGCAAAAAGGAAGCCATAGGGGATGCCAAGTCTCAGGACACTGGTGACGACACCGGGCAGGCCATGGCGCTCAAGGCCGAAAGTTTTAAGGCGTTACAGGCCATGGCGAAAAAAGCTATGGTTTCAGGCTGGGAGAAAATGAAAAAGGCGGAGCTTGTAGCGGCGCTACTTACAGATTAACCCCCGTGCCGCCCGTGTGCCTTAAACGCTGCCTCCTCCCGGCGTAACTCAAAATAGCCCTTTCCCTATTTTCGGTGCGGGCATACCGGGCGGCATTTTCCAACGGAGATAAAAAACTATGAAGAAATATTTTGTAATTATAGCAATCCTCGCGATGCTTTTTGCGCCTTGCCTGGCGGGAGCCGATGCCACCGTGACCAAGGGCAACCGGGTTATAACCGGGGATTTGTATATTGGCGGATCGATCCAAACAGTTGACGATATCAAGGCCACCAGGTCAACCCCGGCCTTGTTTATCCTGCCCGAAAAAACCCCCGTTAATGCTGTTGCAGCTAGCGGAAAACTCGTATCCACAGGAACCGCAGTAGCGGACGGTGAAAAAGTCATAATCGGGGCCACGGTTTACACGTTTAGAACTGCCCTGAGTACGACTCCCGCCGTCCCTTATGAGGTGCTTATTGGAGTCAGTGCGGCTGCACAGATGACAAACCTCACAGCGGCCATCATGGCCACGGCCGGCGCTGGTACTACTTACGGAACCGGAACCGTAGAACATCCGACAGTCACCGCAGCCGTAGCAGATACGGACGATGTGGACTTGACCGCCAAAACTAAAGGCGTAGTCGGGAATCTCATTGCAACCACTGATGACAGCGACCAACTATCATGGGGTAGTGCAGACGTGACCCTTGTGGATGGCATTGACGGGACCGTGGGCGTTGCAAATGAAACTTGCGCAGATGCCACATATATCTATCATGCAATAGCGGCAAACACCATTGCTGACGCGAACTGGCGCAGGATAGAACTTGTTGTATATTAAGGAGGTAAAACATGGCGCTTGATGTCGAATTAGGTTCAGGGAGTTCAACCGCAGAAAGTTATATCTCGGTTGCCGGCGCTGATACATATTTTGCAGCCCGGGGCATAACAGCTTGGGCGGCGCTCGACACCGGGGAGCTGACGGCAGCAAGGGAAGCCGCATTGCGAAAAGCAACTGACTACATGACTGCTGTGTATCGTGCCCGCTGGGAGGGCGTCCGGTATTCTGAGGATCAGGCTCTTGACTGGCCAAGGTCCGGGGTTGTCCGGGATAGCTGGCAGGTCGACACCGACGAAGTTCCTGTGGAAGTGCAGCACGCGGCGGCCGAATTAGCCCTTAAAAGTGCCACCGCCACACTCTTAGACGACCAGACGCAGGCTGTTGTCAAAGAGAAAGTCGGGGTTATCGAGGTCGAGTACAACCCAAATTCCCCGGCGACAACGCGGTATAAGCAAATTGACGCGATGCTCCGGCCCTTCTTGAACTCTGTTGCCGGGTGCTGCGTTGAAATGGTGAGGGCTTAAATGGCTTTTTATACTCGCATGCAAAAGACTTCTAACCGGCTACTTGTAGGCAAGGGCCAGACGGTCACGCTTAAACATACAGTGGCCGGCACCTATACCCCCGGCACCGGAATTACAAACACGACTACTGAACAGACTGGCACCGGGGCAGTGGTTGACTGGGATGCAAGACAGGTTGACGGGACCCTGATAAAAACGGGTGACAAGCGGCTTTTGCTTTCGCCCCTGAACACGGACGGCGGCCAGCTCACGGCCCCTGTCATTGGTGACACGATCACAGACGCGGCGGGCAAGGTTCACACGCTGACGGCACCACTTGAAACGCTTTCGCCAGCGGGAACTGTTGTTTTATATACTTGCAATATGAGGGCTTAATGGGATTTTCTGACGATATAGCGAAGTTTGCAAAAAAGGCCAGCTCCAATGCTGACAAGGTAGTCAAGAAAGCGGTCATCGATATTTCAACGTCCCTTGTCATGATGTCCCCGGTTGGCAACCCGTCATTATGGGAGTCCCTCGGGGCTTCGTATCGGTTTATGAATTTAGCCGGAACAAAGCGACTGAAACGGGGGAAATTGCAATTTGCCAGGCAGCCACCGCCTGGGTACGTGGGTGGTCATTTCCGGGCAAACTGGCAACTGGGATTGAACATGATGCCCATGGGGGAAGTCGAAGGAATTGACAAGGGCGGCGGGAAAACCCGAAACGCGATAATGTCACAGATACCGACACATGCGGCCTCTATTGGCTCTTATTATATTGCAAACAATTTGCCTTATGGCCCAGCCTTGGAAGACGGCCACAGCAAGCAAGCTCCATTTGGGATGATTAGTTTAACCAAGATAAAATTTCAGGGGATTATCAGAAAAGCAGTGGGGGAATTAGGATGACAGTTGATGAATTGATTGAAAAGTTAAAAGCAGTCGAGGGCAAAACGCCTGTTTACATCGACCTTGCAGACCACAACTTTATGGCGATGTCCAACATATATCAAAAATTTGACTCAGATAAAAAGGACAGCCCGAAAGTGGTTTTAACCTGGCGGGTTTGGAATTACCAGAAAGAGGTGTTTTAAAATGAGCATAGCCTTGGTAAGGACAGCACTCGAAACAAAGCTTAACGCGATCAGCCCGGCCCTGGCTTCGGCCTGGGAAAATGTACCATATACCCCCGTCACAGGGACCCCGTATCAGGCTTGTTTCTTGATGACGGCAACCCCGGACAACAATACTTTGGGGTGCGCTCATTACAAGGAACAGGGTTTGTTCCAAATATCTCTGTTTTATCCCCTTCAGATTGGGGCGCAAGTAGCGGAAGTGCGTGCGGATTTAATACGCACTATCTTTAAGCGTGGCACATCAATGGCAAGCGGAGGTCTGACTGTTCACGTTCCTTCAACACCCACAGTAGGGCAGGGGCGAGTTGATGGAGATCGGTGGCATGTTCCTATCAAAATATTTTTCTACGCGGATGTGATGTTATGACATATCGAGAGAATAAAAAGCAATATAGGAAGGATTATAGGGCGGCGCATAAAGAAGAAATCGCGGCACAGGATCATGAGTATTACCTAAAAAACAAAGAGAGGATAGCCGAGTATCAGAGGAACCATTACCTTAAATTTAACCCTAAGGATGCGAAACGGCGTAAGGAATATCGAGATACGCATAGAGAAGAAAAGTCAGCTCAATGGAAAAAGAGATATCAAACACCCCCCGGAAAATACATTGCATACAAATCGGGTGCTCGAGATAGGGGAATAGAGTTCTCTTTAACTAAGGAAGAATTTACAGAGTTTTGGCAGCAACCTTGTTTCTATTGCGGAGGTGAGATTGCCACTATTGGCCTTGACCGGGTAGATAGCGCGAAAGGGTATGAAAAAGGGAATGTAGTCCCGTGTTGCACTACGTGTAATTATATGAAGTTAGATCATACCTTAGACGAATTTATTGAGCATTGTTTGAAGGTGGTGGAGTACCAGCATAGAGAAAAAGGGAAGTTGCAAGTTAGAGCAGTTGCATAAATATAATTTAACAAAAGGAGACAGGCCATGACGATTGCAAACATGATCAACAAAAAAGTAGTGATCGCGGTTCAGGCAGCAAAGGGAACCATCGCACCGATTGACACTGCCACAGCTCAGTATTTGAGGTTCCAGAGTTTTCAGCAGGACCAGACAAACGAAACTTATCAGTCGGAAGAGATGGCAACTCATCGGCAGGTTGCTGATGTCAATATCGGACCCCAGGACGGAAACGGATCCTGTTCTGGCGAATTAACCCCCGGCACGTTCGAGCTTTTCGAGGCGGCTGTTTTGCGCAAGGTGTTTACAGCTGGAGCGGCCAGTGCGGCACTTGAAGATGTCGTATCGGAAGTGGTGCTTGGCGCTTCGGGCACGCTTACCAGCGCGACTGGGGCGATGCTTTCAGCAGGTTTCAAGGTTGGCGATGTGATTCAGATGACCGGCTGGGCAGAGGCTACTACGGATGCAACACCCAACAACGCCCATAACTTTTTAATCACGGCCTTGACTGCTACGGTTATGACGGTTCTCGCCATAGACGGGGACCCCCTCGTGGCCAAAGCTGAAACTGCGGCTGTAACAATCACCGTCAAGGGGCAAAAGTGCTGGACTCCGGCAGCGTCCCACCTTGAGGAGTGGTTCACGATCGAACACCTATATACTGATGTGGAGCTGAGTGAAACCTTTTGGGATTGCAAGCCCACTTCGATGTCGATCAAGGCGCCAGCGACGGGTATTCCTTCAGTTGATTTCAATCTGTTGGGGCTTCGGATGACCGCGCAGGGATCGGCTGCATCGCCTTATTTTACAAATGTAGCGGCCGCACTGACTACGGAAGTAACCCACAGCGGCAAAGCGCTCATTCTGATACAGGGTGTTGAACAAACCCTTGCCACCGGCATTGATGTTGAAGTCAATGGAAATAATGTGGTTGGGTCCGCAGTCATGGGCACCGATGTTAAATCCGGCATTTATGACAAAAGAGTTGAGGTCAAAGGAACGTTCAAGCTTCTTTATGAAGACGACACGATCTCGGCCCTTTACCGGGCTGGCACTGAGGTTACCATAAGTTGTGTGCTGCCGGTTTCCGACGATGCCGACGCTGAGTTCATGGCCTTTAATATCGCGCGGGCAAAAATTACAGCCGGACCGAAAGAGGGTGACAACGAAATTACGCAGAGCTTCGCGTTTTCCGGAATTTATGATGGCACCGGTGACGACGGCACGACCACCACCACGGATTCGCTGTTGACGACCTTAAGCCTGCAGGATTCAAGTTTAAGCTGATAAAGTTGGCATTGAACCCCCTTTGATGACAACGAGGGGGTAACATTAATAGGAGGAGGAAAAATACCATGGGAAAAGCAAAACAGATTGACCTGGCAAGCATCGACACAGTTAAGGGTTCTAATGAAGGCTTTGACGTTAAAATCTATCACCCTGGCACCATGCAGGACCTGGATATTACTATTAACGTTCTGGGCAAGGACTCTGACGAATTTCAGAAGGTCAGCCGGGCGCAGCAGAAAAAGCGCATGGCGAAAATGACCAAGGGCGGTTTCAGGGCACAGAGCATGGCACCACCGCCGGAAGAAATCGAAGCGGACGGCCTTGACCTGCTCTGTAGATGCACCACAGCCTGGAGCGGGGTGGTTGTAGACGGTAAAGAGGTCGCGTTCTCACACGACACGGCCAAAGTCGTTTATACCCGTTTCCCCTGGATTAAGGAGCAGATTGACACGGCCATCGGTGACCGCGCAAATTTTATCAAAGCCTAATCGGGGAGCCGGCCCGGGAGGATGATCCGCTTCCTGGGTTCGGCCTGGTTGGGTATGCACAGCATGAATTTGCTCTTTCGAAAAAGCAGGAAGACGGAACCACGGCGCGGGATCACCTAGAGCATGAAGCACGAAATCGGGCCATGATGGGCAAGCCACCGCCGGCGCAACTTGAACCGGTCGAGCTTCCGTACTGTGTGGCTTATTTGTGGCAATGGTTTCAGGAGGTGTCTGGCGGGCGCAATTACACCGGCATGGGATCGCCTCTACCGATTAGTTTTACAGAGTTGAAGGCCTGGAGTGAGTTGACTATGACAAAACCGACAGCGTGGGAAATATCGGCATTGAAAGCGATTGACCACGCTTATCTGAGTGAGGTTAATAAAAAATGAGCAGCGACCTGGCGAATTTGTACATCAAGGTGGACTCAAAGGGTGTTGTCACAGCCGACCGCAATCTTGACAAGCTAACCAGCGCATCAAGGAAGACCGAGAAGGCCACGGACTCGCTTGCAAAAGCCAGCGCACGGCTTACCTCAGCCCTCCGGCTTATGGCGGTAGCAGCAGCAGCAGCAGCGGTCTATGCACTGCAAAAGGTTGCCCGTGAATCTAT